CAGCATAGGTAAAGTTATACACGTTACCATACAGTTCAATATAAGGTAAAACACCCCAAGTGTACTGAACATCAGTAGGTAGTGTAGCAGCAGAACCAGTTCCGAACATAAATGCACGTTCAATATCTATCTTGTGAATCTTCATAGTTTCACCCCAAACACGGATGAACTCATCAGATACACCACGATATTTAGTCGCCATTGCAGTACCGGACATCATAGGAGTAGATGTTTTGAAAATCTGAGTATAACCCTCACGGTCATACAGTGCATCACTCCAACCTTCGGGAGATTTAGAAGCCTCTGCAAAAGCAGAGCCAATAATCTGACCTTCATTCTCAATAGAGAATACATCAGTGGGACTAACAGCGTTAATCGGAATTAAAGCTTCACCAGTGATTTCGGTATGCAAGTCAGTCGTGTCGTGACAAACATATTTGCCACCGGAAGCAGCTGTACCAGCTTTCGTTTCGATAACAGCATCGGGGTCAATACGGAATCGGCGAACAGTACCATCATCTACACCAACTGCAATTACCTGACCGGGGATTATAAAATAGCATGGGTTTTCAGTAGTTGTTACACGACCAAACTTATCGTAAAGACAAGAAATATGAAGGTCATCACCTGCAGTTAAAGCAGTACCAATAACTTCTGCACCAGGAGCCCACGCCTCAGCAAGCTGAAAATTACGTCTCTGCCACTGATGACGCTGTTCAAGCATTTTGAACACCTTACTATCAGTAGCTACCTTTGCATATTTGGAAATGTAAGAGAAAAACAATGTTTCTTCGGGTTCGATTTTAGCAATCTTCTCACCAAAGTTGTATAACTGTCTTGTGTTATCAAGACTCGTAGCAGACTGAGAGATATTTCCCTGAGTAGCTGCGTAGTTTATTTCGGTATAAGCCATTATAAGCTCCTATGTTTTATGGTTTTGCCCATGGGTCATTTTCATTACTGTTAGAAAGAAGTCTCTTCATAACTAGGTCTTCTGTAGTAACAGGTATTTCTGCCTGACCAGGCATTAGAGATAGCGGATTAGGTGCATGCTGTGCAACCCGCTGCTGTTGGAACGTAGCACTGGGCTGTACTACTTGGTTACTTGCTTGTTTAACTGCAATGCCTTTCTTTATGGCATAAACATTCCATAAATTATCAAGAGTCCATGACTCTTTACTTGACATTGTTTTTACAAAATCTTCAACTTGAGCATCATCTGCGCCATACTGAGATTTCAGCGTTTTCGTAATGGCTGCTGTTCTCTGTGTATTTGCTGTATGAGCTGCTCTATCAGCTTCAAGACGCCGTGCCTTGCCTTCCCTGTAATCATCTTTTTTCTTCTGTACCTCATAATTCCACTGAACCCTGATCGCATTATATTTCGTCATATCATTACGCCATTGTTCAATGTCCTCAATATACTGTGCCGAATCTGAGTTTCCATCAGACTGAGCATCGAGTCTATTAAAGCCACGAGGTTTTACAGGTTCATTAGGTGGTGCTGGGAAATCTTCAATTACCAGCTCATCGGCTTCTTGATTTGCAGGAGCAATCGTTTCTTCCTTATTGGAAGTCGATGTCTCCATGAGCTTCTGATTTTCTACCCTTAGTTTCTCAAGCTCATTGTTCTTCTTGTCTGCCTCAGACTGCCAGTAACGAGCAGAATTGATCTCAGCGTCTGTAGGAGCATTCGTTGTAGGTGTAATATCGGTAGCAACTGGTATGCTTGCTGGTGTATCCCTATTTTCCTTAGTTTCTGTTGGAGCAACAGTCTTAGGTAAGTCAGGGTCAACTACGTCTGTAGCCTCATCCTTAACCTGATCTCTTGTACCGAACTGCATATTCATATCGAACATTCGGTCAAAAATAGCATCAGCATCATCTTGTGGTACTACAGGGATTCCCTCAGAGCCATCATCAATAGCTGCATCGGCTTTCTGTTTACTCATATCCATTCTATCTCCTTATGAACTCCTACTTAGTAGGTTTATCCATCATATCTTTTTTCTCACGTTCCAAATCTTTATTAAACTCTTTCTCGGATGACTGTAAACTGTTCATATATATCTGCTTCGCAGCAGCTACCTCTGATTCAGTTCCCTTTAGTCCAGCCTTAAACTTAGACATTTCTGCATCCATCTTGGCATGCTTAACCTCACGGTCAGCAGTCTGTAAATCACCTTCAAGTTCTTTAATTTTACCACCAGCTTCTTCAAGTGCTGCCTTTAACTGCTGAACCTCACCAGTTCTCTGTAGAACACCTTCCATATCATATATGTCAGATTTCTTCAACACTTCCTGTTTATCAATTAAGCCCAATTTGTATGCTTCCATGTGAAGCTCAAATTCTGCGTAACGGTTAGATGGAAGAGTAGCTCCGGTAACTATCTTGATATCATAAGAGCCACGGGAGATATCATTTATGACTTCGACCTCTTGTGTCTTGTCGTTGTATAATCTCTGGTTAATCATGAACTCATTAATAGAATTATTTGGGTTTACAATTCGCATTGTCTTCTGCTGCGTATATAACTGCTGGATGAAAGGAATCATCACTTCTGCCATACGCTTAAGCCCAACTTCTAAATCAGCTAACCTGCTTCCGATTTTTCTCTGACCAAATTCATCAAGTGAAATAGTAGCTTTATAAGTGGTTGGGGCATTTGCATTGTTTCCCATCATTGACTCATAAATACCAAACTGATGATTTATATCTTCCATAGCCTGACGCTGGTTAGCGTAAAGCTCTGTAGGTAGTGGAGTTGGTGCTACTGTTGATGGTACGCCATACTCATAATCTACTTCTATAGCAACTCCGGGTTTAGCCCAAGCTATTTCAAACTTATTCATATCAACGCTTCCACGTGGTACAAGTATTTTTGTATTTGTTGATGTGGTCGCATGAGCAACTATCAACGAACGCATCTTATTTACATATTCCTGCAACCCCTTACACATTCTTACATCTGATGTAGGGAATGGTGTTCCTGTATGAATACTTGGAAATGGGATAATAGGATAAGTATGAAGGTTAGCTGGTAGCTCTCTGACATATAATAATTTGTCACCCATGATAGAAATAACACGTACATTTTTAGAACGAATTTTAACTACCTGAACAACTTCCTGTCTGACCATATCTGCAATTGTGAATGTCTGTATAACAGGTTCAGGTGGCATCTCACCAACTTCTTGACCCTGTGCTGCTGCCTGTTGCATCTGCTGCATCATCTGGTTATATTGATTAATAACTCTTTCTGCTGCTTTTTGGGTAGTGTAAGGTTTACCATCTATTAACCAAGCAGGTTGTTTAACATACTCTTTAAATTCATCACTGGTATATAATTGCTCATTACCACTTGAAGCATCAAATATTCTAAACTTGTTTGTGAATACCATCTGGTAGCGTTCAATTCCACGGATTACTTCTTCTGCATCACCGATAGTTTCATCGGTTTCAGGGAAGATCGTAGCTCCTTGATCTGTTCTATTAGTTGTTGGTCTTTCTGTTTGAGCACCCTCAGTAATAGATTCGACTAAAGCTGTATATAGTGGTTTATATTGTTTAGCTTGTGACTTGGTATATAATCGTGAATAAAGAATGTTAGCTGAGTCGTCAAATAACTTATGTCGAGAAGCAGGGTCAATGTATATATCTAATGGGTCAAGTGACATCATTTTGACTTCACCCTTACCATTATCTGCAAGTCCATCTTGATACACAAGTGCATAACCAAGACTCGCAACATACGAATCATCAACTATCTGTTTAAATTCACTATTACCACTTGAGATGTCCCATATATATTCAAATAGGTCATTGAATACATGAGCAACCTTATTGTCACTATCTTCTCTTGCAGAAGCTTTTATACCGGGTTTCCTTGCACAAAGAAGAGCCTTAGCTGTTTCTACTGCCGGATGGATTCGGTTAACCACGAGTGGGGCTTGCCCTCTCTTAGCTAGTTCTTTAACCTGTAAATCAGTCCATTGTTTACCAAGTCGAAACTCTCTATCCTCTTGGACATTTTGCTCCCACATAATCCTTGCAGAATTATCTTTGTATCTTCTAAATATCTGCTTCGTTTCTTCAACGAGGCTTTTTTCATATTCAGTTCTTGTAGGCATATATATTCCTCTTATCTTTTATAAGATAATGTATTTTATTAATAAAGCAAATTAAATATTTTAAAAACACATTATTTATAATATCATCCAATCTATTTCATCACCATATCCCGCTTCTTCTTCCTCTGGAACGAGAGCTATTTCTGTTCTTCTACAAGGAAGTAAACCCTGCATAGCAGTCCAGATAGCATCCATTGTATCATCATACTTACCTCTTGGGTACGATAAAAACTCTTGCTGACTGAGAATGTCTTGCGATCTGAAAAAGAATTTTCCACGAGCAAAGATCGATACCAGACTTAGTAGTCTCTCACTCTTTGGATTTCGTGGTTTGACTCCCTTTTCAAGACCGGGGATATACTCATTGCTGTCTTGCATGAGTTTCATAACACTTCTTCTAAGTGCTTCCTGATATGATACGGTCTCAATTTTTGATTTCTTTGGTCGATATCTTATGTATTTATCAAATATTAATTGCGGCTGCTTCTCTGTAGGTATCTTATCTCTAACCATATCAATGATATAGAAGTTAGCTTCCGCGTCAACAGCAAGTGTAACCAAAACAAAGAAATCTGCCTTATCACTAAGTGATGAAGCAGGGTCTGTACCTTGGTATAAGTCTACCGGAATCCTTGTGATCTCGTCATCAGCTCTTCCAAGCGTATCTCCCTCAAGATACCATTCAAATTGTGCATCACGCTTTAATGTATAGTTGTGTGTTCTAATATAAGTTGGTTGGAAAGGTGCTGTTTCAGGAGCTTGTGATTGATTCATATACTCTTGAAAGAAACCGTTAACGTTACCAATGCTCGCCATAGATTCTCTTATCTTGGCGATTTCATCAAGAGGGTACATTTCATTCCATAGAGACGTACCATCTGGTTTAATAATGCTATACCATAGTGTGAACCAAGACTTACTATCACGAGTCCAGCAAAGAAAGCAGTCATCAGAGATAACAGTACCGATCATTATTATTCTTCCACGCTTCTTGTCGAGAGATGGAATAACGGCTTCTGTAATCCACTTTTTATTTTTTATCCTTGCTTCACGTGTGTTAGCATTAAGTTCAGATTCGACATCATCCATAATTATCAATGTTGGTCTTCTATTCTGAGCACTCTTTGACCCACGAATACGCTGACCAGTCCCAAGAGCGAGTATCCTAACACCATTTTTTAATATGATATCTTCCTCTCTCCACCTGATAGCGGTCTTCTCACCAAAATCACCGAATATATCTATTAACTCTTGACTCGTATTAAGCATTTCTTTTATTGTTGATAAAAAGTTCTTGCTCTGTGGCAATGCCTCCGAAATGATAATTATGAACTCATCTTTGCCTTCTTCTTTGAACAGTGCCCTATGAAGTGGTAACACAAGAGAAACAAGTGTAGACTTAGCTGTTCCACGTGGGGCTGCTACTGATGTTAGTTTTTGTGAATCATTAAGCATAGCACTGTATATTTCTGTGTGAAATGGTGGGGTGTTATCCTCATATACAGATGGCAGACAAATCTGCCCAAACACCCCTACATTTTCTTTTAAAGTATTGTATAATAATCGTTCAACTGTGGTCATCATTCACCCCACAAACCAATCATCTCCTGCCCATCATTAGTTCTTATAAAGCTATTGACTGCTCCACATATTTGTTGGGTAATACCTACATCTGATTCTGATTCATGGACTACAAGTGCTTCACCATAGGGATTGTCTATCTTTATTGATGTCTTATTTATTCTGTCCCGTTCACAAGTGAACATTGTAAATATTATACTATATCCAAATGTTGCTATATATGCAACAAATGCTTCTGCCATTTCAAAATCTAATTCTCTATTCATCTTTAACTTCCTCAAATACTACCTCTTCCGAAAGTTTGATTCCCGGTGGTGTATTATATGTTTCAGTCACAGTTTGCCTTGCCTTTAGCTCCATCTTATCTACAGCATCCTGTGCTTTGTCAAGATAACTGCCTGCCTTATTTGCAGTTATCTCATTTGTCTTGACCGTAGAATCGGGCTTATCCATACCGTGCATTTTAACTAATATCTCAACAGCCTTTAACATTGCTCCACTATTATTTTTTTCACGTGCCATGTGAACTGTCTCAGATAATAATTCTAATGTTTTAGCTTTACTGAATCCTGCATTAGCAAGTATTTTTGTAAGTTCTGTACTAACCATTGTAGTAAACTCCTTTGTTTTACACCACCGCTGCCAATTCATATAACCCCAATCAGGGTTATGCTTTAACACCTCACCTATAGCGAACTCAAGATTTTGTGTTCTAACATATACTCTTGCAATCTGTAATCCCCTCTTTTTACGAGCACCTATAAGCTCAGACTTGCCAGAGACAGTATGGTAGGATGTTCTATTAATAGCGTTAAGTTCAGATTTCCTTCCCGGCTTGTAGTAGGAACTACCATAAGCCATCTGCACGTATTTACTTTGAGTTGTGTTCTTTCTATTCGCATGATCTGGATACCACTTATACTTTATACACTGACCAACTATCCCATCACTTGATAGTCCCCATTCACCGGGCTCACATTCATACCAGTACTTATAAGGGAAGCCAAGTTCATCAGCTTCCCTTTCAGTGTATATCTTATATTCTACAGTGCCCCTATCATCCTTATGTCTGATAGTGATTGATTTCATATAACTGAGGTATGTCTTATAAGCATCATTTCAGCAATGAAATCAAACCATTCAGATATAGGATATCTCTTTGACACAATACCTATTTCAACCTCTGAGTTACCTTCATTAGTAATAAAGAAAACATTCATCTCTGTATCACTCCAAAACACGTCCGATAGTTGAAATCCAATACAAAACGTATTTATGAAATGACCATAAACCTCTTTATTCCAGATTATCTCAGAAAACCTTTCAATACCAGTCATAGTCATTTTACCAGTAAACATTAAAACCCACCTTTAGCCATTTGAAATAGCATATGTTTTTTTATCTCTTCGTTCTGTTCGCCTATCCATTTAAGGATGTGTAAAAAGTCTGCTTCGGTTAGAGAGCTTTTTCTGCGATTACAGGAAGAACATATAAATTGAAGATTGCTAACCACACTTGCTCCACCCTTTTGAAGTGGAACAATATGATCGCAACTTATTGGATTAGCCTTATCAAGGCGTATAATCTTAACACCGCAATATTTGCACTTAGTGCCATAGCTGTCATATAAGAGCTTACGCACCTCCTCTGAGGTTACGTCAAATTCGACACCAGCTTCCAAAGCCCTCACCTTAAGTGAGGACATAAGATTACTTATCTTTCCCGAAAGTCGTTTATAAACCTTCGGGACACTTCGCTTATGATACTTTGGAAGCATTTCCATAAATGCTGCCTTATTGTATTTCACTATACTTGTTTACTTTTAGGTACTACTGCTTTCTGAGGGCATTCAGTGAATGCTTCTGGTAGTTCTGCTACAGGTTCGTTTTCATCATAAGGAATGCCACCATCAGTAATATCTTCGCCTACAATAGCTTCTACTACAGGAATATCTTCTTTCATGCCTTTCATTTCTTGAGCTTCCATCGC